TGTCGAAGTGTTAAAAGCGAAGTTAGCCGAAGCTGAAGAAGCTAAACGCCAACTTACTGCTCGCGCACATAAAGCAGAAGCACAAGCTAAAGCTATTAAGCAAAAGCCCGCTGAAGCACCTCAAACTATTAGTAACAACCTCTCCGCTGATGAAGTAGATGTAAAAATACTTCAATCACAAGGAATGGATGAGGACTCATTAAACTATCTCAAGAAATTGGCGAAAGTTAATGGAACCTCAATTCTTGCCGCGCAGACCGATGAGCTTTTCGTTTCTTATAAACAAAACAAAGAAGCAAAGGCTAAGTCGGAAAGTGCCTCTTTAGGTGCTTCTAGGGGTTCAGGGCAAACACGAAAGAGTAAATCTTTTGACACCCCCGACCTTGAAAATGCAGACCATAAAGAGTTGTGGCTAAAGTCGAGGGGCTAAGATAGAAATATATGGCATTAGGTTCATCAGGAGCTTCAATGTCCGCAGGCGTAGGTGGTGCATTAACTGCTGACATCCCATTAGTGTGGGGTCAGAAGATTAACGACTACTTCCGCTACAATCTCTCACTTGCTACCTTCTTCGTAGACCGTTCAGAAGAATTAGCAGATGGAGGTTCGGATGTTTACACTCCAAATATTGTGGCGATGTCCACAAGCGCAAAAGCAAACAATGCTGCAATCGTATTAAACAATCCGATTCAGACCAAGAACACCCTCACGGTGTCTACTTGGAAGGAAGCTTCATTCCTTATTGAAGACCGTGAAATGGCACAACTCAAGAAAAGCTACACAATGCAAGACGCATTTGCTAAGGCTTGTGCTTGGGAAGTGGCTCAAGACCTTGATGATGCAATTGCAGCACAGTTCACAAACTTCACTGTTGCAGGGCAAATTCTTGGACTTGCTTCGTCAAATGTTGCAGACTCTACTCTCCTCGCAGCACTTGCGGTTATGGAGACAACTGGTGTGTATGGTATATACACAGGAGATGTTGCGTGGATTTTCCACCCAAATACCTTCTACCGCCAAGTTGGTTCAGTAGATAAGCTTACTCTTTGGCAGAATACTTCAAGTGAAACACCTCGCACCAAACAACCTACTCGTATGTTGTATGGTATCCCAGTAATCGTAACTCCAGCAGTACCATTAGGTGCTGGTGCAGTAGGAGAAAACTCAGCTCGTTTGAATATGCTCGCCCACAAGGATGCTATTCACTGGGCACGCATGACCATGCCCGTAGGACGTGGTATGAGTGGATACGTAGGTTCACAAGGAGTTCGTATCCAACAGGGATATGTTCAAGAATATCTTGGAGAACTGGTTACTGTAGACCTTTGTTACGGTGTAGTATTAAACCGAACAGATGGCGCAGTGAAGATTCGCTCTCACAGTGTCGCAGTAGGCCTCTAATCTTAGAGTCTTATACATTAAGCCCCCACAAGGGGCTTTTTGTATTTAGCTCAAGTTAGCTCAAGTTGTGGTATAATATATATATGTCTACAAACGTAGGAACACTTCATAAAAAAAGAACTCTCCGTAAGTGGGGGTCAAACGAAATTCTTGACCTTCAAGACGAGGCTGATGGTGGTTGGATTATCCGTAAGGGACAAATAGTTAATCAAGTTAAGTTTGATGAGTTGGTACAAAAAGAGCTTGATAAGCAAAAGGCAAGGGAAGCGCCCGCCCAAATGGTAGAGTCTCCTAACGCTGAAGCACGTAACGGTAAGCCTGGTGATATTAAACCAGAAACACCCGACAAAGTGGTGGAATTAGAAAAGAAAGTCGCAGAACAAGACAAGAAGTTAGATTTAATATTAAGTTTATTACAAAAATGATTGTAGAAGTATCGGGAAGAATGAGAAGGTGTACTGTGTGTAATGCAGTATTTCATTTCAGCGCTATTACACAACACAGTGATTGTGTAGAAAAACAAGAAAAGAAGGAAAATAAACCCCAAAAAGAAAAGAAGTAATGAAAATCTTTTACCTCCAGGGCGACTACCCCTTTTGTTATTATTACAGGGGCTATTTACCAGGCGTTTATTCCAATCAGACAGTCGTGAGTGAGTTTCTACGACCAGATTTAGATATTTCTAATGAACGATTTGTTGAAAAAGCCCTCCAAGCTGATGTTGTGTGCTTCCAACGGCCTAGCTCACAACCCTCATATAAATTAGCACTCCTTTTAAAGGAAAAAGGTAAGAAAATTATATTTGATAATGACGACTCCTACTCGGGTATTCCTATGGCGCGATTGGGGAGTGAGAAGCAAGTAGAAATAGCCCAACAACTTAATAGAAACTTAAACAATTTTGTTCGGATAGCTGACGGGGTAACCACATCTACTGAATTTTTAGCGAAAGAATACGCCCAATTAAACCCGAATGTGGCTGTTTTGAAGAATTGTATAGACCCCCTAGATGAAATGTCGTGTAGGCCTAATTTTACCCCATATTTCCGCATTGGAATCATAGGTTCGGTGTCGTCAAACGATGATTATGTGCATATAAAAGAAGATTTAAAGAAACTAGACGCAACAGGTAAGTTTATGTTCGTTATTATGGGTGTTAAATATCAAGATGGAACACTTATGCCCTCAATGAAAGAAGATTATGACTTTTGGGCTACATTAAAACATACTGAATGGCATCCAACAGTACATGTTACGGAATATATGATGACCCTTGCCAACCTAGCGCTGGATTTAATTATTATTCCCCGTAAAGAATGGGATTTTAACCGCGCTAAAAGCAACTTAAAGTTCTTAGAAGCCTCGCTTTTAAAAATTCCTGTGGTCGCTCAAGGATTTACGACTGGTGATTCACCCTATCAAGGAGTAGACGAGTCTTATATGACGGTGCTTGTGGATAACGGAAAGAAAGACGTGTGGTATAATAAGGTTATAGAAGTTATGGAGAAGCACTCTACTTATCAACTCCTCGCTTTGAAAGCACACGACTATGTTTTAGATAATTATAATATCGCTAAATATGCCCCTGAATGGGAACGTAAAATTGGTTTACTAATAAATAAATAATATGCACATACCAAAAGAGTTTTTAGAGGAGAAGAATTATGAAGGCTCACGCTTAATTGAAATAACTGACGAGCGCGTGGCAAAATTACACAAAGAATTAAAGAAGTTAGATGAAGAAGTGGAGCCGTTCCGTAAAGAAATGGAAAGACAATCCCCAGAACTAGATGCTCTTTATGCAAAACTTACTCCACTAGAAGAACAACGTGCAAAATTAAAGGAGGAATTGGAGACCCTACTCATCCCTTATCGTGTTGAAATGGAAAAAGCGGACAAGGTATACCAAAAAGCCCAACTTATTAAGAATAAAATCACTCCTATTGTAAACGAGTTAGTAAAACCAGAACTAAAAGAGTTTGAACTTGCTAAGGAGATGGTAGAGAGGAATGGCAAGATATATGTTGAGGTAATTGATGAGTTAGAAGAAAAGATTAAAGCTATTCGCGCTCAAAAGAAATAACATGGAACCAATAACTAATATTACAGGCAGACTAGGAAACCAAATGTTCCAGTTTGCCTATTTAATGGCACAAGAATTGGATGGAATAATCCCTGATACATTTATCCAAGACCCGAAATACTTTGATAAATACCGTACACATATTAAATCTGTATTCGGAAAAGATATTGTTCCAACAGACGACGTAGCGATTCATGTACGAAGGGGAACAAACCCCACCTTACCAAGTGAACCACCTTACGCAGAAAACCCTTTCTATGTGAATCTATTTAATAGTGGATATTATGAAAGAGCGATGGAGGAGTTTCCCGATGCTTCCTTTGTGGTGTTTTCAGACGACATAGAGTGGTGTAAAAAACAGCTCCTTTTTAAGGGTTGCGAGTTCTCCGAAGGAAACGACCAAATAACTGACATGAATCTCATGGCAGGTTGTAAGGGTATGATTATGGCTAACTCTACCTTTTCTTGGTGGGCAGCTTATTTAGGATTCCATGACAAGAAAGTAATCGCCCCGAAAGAATGGCATCCCGACGGAGTAGAAAGAACTAAATTATTACCCGAATGGAAGCAAGTGTAAAAACAGCATTAGTCTGTGGTGCGGGGGGCTTCATAGGCCACAACCTTGTTAAGAGGTTAAAAAAAGAAGGATGGTATGTAGTAGGACTAGACCTTAAATTACCCGCATACGAAGAAAGCCCTGCGAACGTGTTTATACAAGAGGATGCACGCACTCACGTTCTTGGTATGAAATATGACCGTATTTACCAATTAGCTGCGGAAATGGGAGGTGCGGGTTACATATTCTCTGGAGAACATGATGCAGACGTGCTTGCCAACTCACTTGCGATTAACCTAAACATAGCTAAACAAGCGACAGGGAGTCTTGTATTCTTTTCATCATCTGCGTGTGCCTATCCTGATGGCGTAGAAGGTAAAGAAGAAGACGCTTACCCCGCCAATCCTCCCTTTGATTATGGTTGGGAGAAACTTATCAGCGAACGTATCTATCAAGCGTATGCTAGAAACTATGGACTTAATATCCGTATTGCCCGTTTTCAAAATTGCTTTGGGCCTTACGGTACTTATAAAGGTGGAAGGGAGAAAGCGCCAGCTGCAATATCTCGGAAGATTATCGAAAGCACTGGCGAAATCGAAATATGGGGGAACGGAGAGCAAATCAGGCCCTTTGTATACATCGAGGATTTACTAGATGGTATTGAAGTGTTAATGCAATCGGATTATAACCGACCTGTGAACTTGGGGCCGAGTGAGGGAATTACCATTAACCACCTCATCGCACAACTCATTGGCATTTCTGGGAAGCCAGTAACAGTGAAGTATATTGACGGCCCTACGGGGGAACTCCATAGACGTTGTAACAATGATTTAGCCAAAGGCTTGGGTTGGGAACCGAAATGGCCGTTAGGTAAAGCTCTCAATGAAACGTACCAGTGGATTAAGAAAACTCATGAGAGGGAAACACTCTAAAGAGACAAAAGAAAAAATCAGGAGAAAGTTACTTGGTAGGGTTTTTACGCCTGCACATCGTGATAAGATAGGGAAAGCTCATTTAGGTAAAAAAAGGACAGATAGTATGCGAAAGAAAATGAGTGCGTGGCAAATAGGTAGAAAACTACCCATTGAGACCTTAGTAAAAATGAGTTTAGCAAGAAAGAAAAGAACCGGTGACAAAAGTCCTTTTTGGAAAGGTGGGGTTACACCAGAGCATAAAAGAATAAGGAAGTCTATTGAGTATAAACTATGGCAAGATTCAGTATTCGCGCGTGATGGATACACTTGTCAAAAATATCTTATTGTCGGAGGAAGATTAGTAGCGCACCATATCCTTAATTTTTCCAGTCACCCAGAGTTAAGAGTTTCCATTGATAATGGTGTGACCCTCTCCGAGAAGGCACATAAAGAATTTCATAAAAAATACGGGTTTAAAAACAATACAAGAGAGCAGATAATAGAGTTTATACAATATGATTAGTATTCTCGTTCCCGTATGTAAGATGGCGGGGGAAGAAGCTAAGTTCCTCTTTCGCAATCTTAAAAGTATTCAAGAACAAACCTATAAAGACTATGAAGTAATTATTACCGACAATTCGGATGATGATAATCTTAAAAAAATATGCGAATTGTTCCCCGACCTTCCTATTAAACACTCATTTGAGAGTAAGCGGGGTGCAGCACTAAATACTAATGCGGGTATAAAAAAGGCGAAAGGAGATTTGATTAAGTTCCTATATATGGATGACTTCTTTACTCATCCGAACTCCCTACAAGAAATAGTGAAGAATTTTAAGAAAGGGTGGTTGGTAACAGGATGTAATCATTATGACGGTGAAAAGACGTATAATCCCCACCTCGCACGCTATGACCACAAGATATTCACGGGGTATAATACTATTGGTGCACCTTCTGTTTTAACCATAGAGAATAAGAATCCGTTACTCTTTGACCCCACCCTTACTTGGTTGTTTGATTGTGATTATTATATGAGATTATATGACCGTTATAGTATGCCGACTATTACAGACGACATAAATGTAACCATTGGCACGGGAGAACACCAAGCAACCTCGTGGTTGGGAGAAAAAATAAAGAAAGACGAGGAAAAATATATGTATAAAAAATATGCCAAGCGAATTTGAATACTTACAACTCACTCCTTCGGATATAAATGAGCATTTAGGGACTTTACGAGACCTCGCTAAAGAATGTACCCACATAACCGAAATGGGTGTTAGGTATGTTGTTTCAACGTGGGCGTTTGCTGAGGGATTGGAGAGTGGAAAACTTATTTCAATAGACATTAAACATCCACACGAATTTCAATCTCAATACAGGGGTGGTTTAGAGGGGGTGGAAGACCTATGTAAGGCAAAAGGGGTAGAGTTTCAGTTTATTCTCGGAGATACCCTAGAGGTAGAGATAGAACCAACAGAACTACTTTTTATTGACACACTGCACGAATACGAACACCTAAAAATGGAGTTGGAAAAGCATGGAGACAAGGCGACTAAGTATTTAGTATTTCACGACACCACCTCTTGCCCAGAACTTAATCGGGCTATAGATGAATTTATGGATGAAAATGATGAGTGGATAGTAAAAGATATTTATACAAACAATAATGGTTTAACAATACTCCGCCGTGTTGGTAACTGAACTATTTGAAGGACAAGGACTTGGCAATCAGTTA